CGCGCGGCGCCCCTGGTGTCCGCGCTGGCCCGACTGGCCGAGGGGCTGGGCCTGACCATCGAGCGCCAGGCGAACGCGGTCCTCGAGGAACTCGATTTGCTGCGGCATTTTTTGCGCGAGGCGTTGCTCGCCGGCGTGATCGCCGGTCAGGCGCCGCCGCCGCCGCTCGACGTTCCGGCGCACGTCCTGGCCATGCTCGACGGGTCCGCGCCGCCGCCCGAGCCGGCGCCGTACTGCCCGCTATTGCGCCCGGCGCAATCGGCACCGGCGGCCAATAAAAAGCGATCGGGAGCGATCAGGCGCGCGCGAACGGGCGACCGAAACGGCGACCGGCGCCGGACGGAAAATCCCAAGCTATTGTAATCTATAGCTGAATTACGGTCAGCCCGCGTTGTTGACCAAAACGCGGAGCGCCGAGGCGATCCCTGGCGATCGGGCGCGATTCCATTGATTTCCCAAGCGTTTCAGCCTATATCGTTTTTCGCCGGGCGCAATCGGAAGCGCCCGGCGGCGACCAAAACGGCGACCGAACGGCGACTCAATTCCGGCCGATCGCCACCCTCCAACGACGAACGGCGCCCGGTCGAGGGGCGCCGCTCATTCCTTTGAAAGACATGCACCCGTGACGATGACATCATTCGACGACGAAAATAATGCCGCCTCTCGCGCCGCGCAAGCGCGAACCGGCCTGCGCGATCTGGACATCCGCCGCGCGAAGCCCGCCGCCGAGCCGTACCGGCTGAACGATGGCCGCGGCCTGTACCTCTGGGTCAAGCCGTCCGGCGGGAAGGTGTGGCGGACGAACTACATCATCGAGGGCGTCAAGCACCTGACCACGCTCGGCGAGTATCCGGCGATGACATTGGCCCAGGCGCGCGAGGCCCGCGCCGCGCTCCGCGTCAAGGTCCGCGAGGGCGCCAACCCGAACCGCGAGCGCGCGGTCGCTCGCGAGGGCCGCATCGAGCGGTCGGCGCAGACGTTCCGCCTGATGGCGACGGAGTGGCACACGTTGATGGCGCGGACGGCCTGGGCGCCGGGCTACGCGAAGGAAGTGCTGCGCCGGTTCGAGCGCGACGTATTCCCCGCGATCGGCGACAAGCCGATCAGCCTGATCCGGCGCGACGACGTGATCACCCTGCTCGAACGCAAGCTGCTCGACTCGCGCGCGGCGGCGAACAATCTGCGGCAGAACCTTCAGTCGGTGTTCGAGTCCTGGCTCGACCGCGAACTGATCGAGCGCAACCCAGCCGCCAAATTGGCGAAGCGGTTCGCCGGCGCCGACCGCGCGCCGCAGCCCGCCGTACTGACGATCGAGGGCGCGCGCGCCGTGCTCGCCGCGATCGAAGGCCGGGTCGTGCGCCATGGCCTCACCGGCCGGGTGGAGCAGGCTTCGCTCGTGGCGCGGCTGCTCAATCGGTTCCAGGCATTGACGTGCGTCCGGCCGAGCGAAGCGCGCGAGGCGCGCTGGACCGAGTTCGACCAGCCCGGCGTATGGCGTATCCCGGCCGAGCGAATGAAGGGACGGCGCGGCCGCAAGCGGGGCCACGAGGTTCCGCTGTCGCGCCAGGCGCAGGAGGTGCTCGACGTGGCGCGCGAGGTCTTGCGCCAGGGCTCGCCGTTCGTCTTTCCGGCGTTCCACCGTGGCGCCTATCTGCCGGCCGGGCAATCGACGTTGAGCAAAATTCTTCTGCGAAGCCTGCCCGCCGACCTGAAGCACGTCCCGCACGGCTGGCGGGCGACCTTCTCGACGATCATGAATGAGGCCCATCCCGGCGAGGACCGGATCATCGACGCGATGCTCGCGCACTCGACGAAGGGCAACGTCGAGCGGCGCTATAACCGCTCGACGCACGCGGCGCTGGCGCGGGTCCGGATTCAGGAGTGGGCCGATATGCTGCTCGCGGACGCGCCGAGCGCGTGGGAACTCGCCGGGCTCGCGCCGGCCGACGTGATCGCGTTCCCCAAACCGACGGCGGTACTGGAGGTCGCGGCATGAGCGATCGTCTTGCCCTGGCGGGCGCCTTGGAGGGCGCCGGCATCGAGCGCGCGGGCGCCGAGCGTGTCGCGTCGGTCATCATGGACGCGATCCGCGACAACGTCGCGACGAAGCCGGACCTACAGGCGGTCGAGGCCCGGCTCGACAGCAGGATCGCTGCGGTCGAGGCCCGGCTTGACGGCAGGATCGCGGCGGTCGGGTCGCGCGTCGAGTTGGTCGAACATCGGCTGCTGACACGCCTCGGCGCCCTCGCAGTCGTCCTGTCCGGCATCATCGTCACGGTCACGCACTACTGGCCGCCGGTGGCGCACCCATGAGCGCGATCAGAATGACGATCCTCGTCGCCGCCGCGCTCGCCGCGTCGGTCGCGACCGCCCAGGCGGAACATCTGCTGCCGCCGCTGACGATCGAAAATGTCCGAGGATTCGCGGGCGCTGGAATGCCACCCATGAACGCGACCATCGAGATATTGAGCAAGTGCCCAGCCATGCGGGGGCATTTTCCGAGCGATATGACGCCAACAGAGATTGCTCAGGCCCGCGCGCTCCGTATCCCTCCCGGTGCGTTGTGGGCACGGCTACACGACGCCGAGATCGAGAAGTGTCTCGCGAGCCTGTCGCCCGAACAGCGCGCGATAGACTGACCCGCTTTTATTCCCACGAATGTCACGCTTCGGAAGCGTGACCTTTGGCCCGCTGGGCGCGCGTCCGGCGGGCCTTTTTTTGTCCGCCACGCGGCGCGGCGTCCGGTGGCTATAACCCCAGCGGCCCGCGCGCCGGGTGCCGTCACGGCTTGTCCGGCGGCGCGTTCATCAGCGGACGCTCGACCAGATCGCGGAGGTGCGCGATCTCCTGTTCGTTCCGGTCGAGCCGTAGCTGGATCGTCCGGCCCGGTTCGAGGCTGGCGCTGATGCGCTGAAGGTCGAGCCGCATCGTTTCCATGTCGTGGGTCAGCGCGGCGAGGGTGTGCGAGTTCTGCCATGCCAGGGTGACGAGCGCGCCGACCAGCAACGGGATCGAGGCGGCGAGCGCCTTGATCAGCCAGCCGGGCGTCACCTCACGGGATCGTCGCGGTCGCCGGGGGCCACGCGGGCGTGCCCCCGCCGGCCATGATGTCGCGCTGCGCGGCGAGTGCCGCGATGTAGTCACGTTCCGCCTTATAGAGCGCGATCACGTCGGCCTCGGGGAAGTCATGCGGCGTGCCGTCGATGTCCTTGATCGGCGCCGTCGCGCCGCCGCCTGGCAGTCCCAGGCCCGATGCCGCGTCGCGGGCGATCGAGCCGAGCAGGCCGAAGTCGTTCGGCATCAGCGGATAGGTCGCGTCGAGCGCGGGCGTCGCGGTCGAGGTCACGGCGAGGCCCTCGGCGATCTTCTCGCCGTAAACCTCATCGGCCGTGGGCGGAACCGGCACGGGCGCGGCGAACGCGGTGCCGTCATAGGTCCACCCTTGCTCGACGGCGAGACCGTCAGGAACCGGAACGAACTGAGCGGCGATCTCGGGATGAAAGCAGTCCTCGATCGGTATCTCGTCAGGAGGGGTAAACAGTTCGACGACCAGACCATTGACCACGCGCGCATAATTCATCGTTACCACTCCACGATCGCGAGGCCGGCGCTACCGGCGCCACCGCCGAACCCGGCGCCGCCGCCTCCCGAACCGCCGGCACCGTAGCCTGTGGCGTTACTGCCGGTGCCGGGCGTCTCCAGGCCACCGCCGCCGAAGCTGGATGATCCGCCCGTGCCGCCCAGCACCGCGCTCGCCATTCCCATTGATCCAGGCAACCCGGGCATTCCCGCCCCACTCAATCCGCTACCGGAGCCGCTTCCGCCAACCCCGCCCTGGTTGCCGGCGGCGCCCCCGCCAAACCCGCCGGTCGCGCTACACAACGCGCCGAATGACGTGGTTCCTCCGTTTGCTCCCGCGGTATTGGCGAGCGCCGCTCCCAGGCCGTTGGCGCCGATTGTTACCGAATAAACCGCGCCCGAGCTGACCACGAACCAGCCCTCGAACATTCCGCCAGCACCTCCGCCGCCCGCTGACTGAGGCGCGACGGACGACCCGCCGCCGCCGCCGCCGCCGCCCAGAACGCGGACACGTAGGCGCGTGACGCCGGTCGGGACGGTGAACGAACCAGTCGCGAAGAATACCAGAGCGCCATGTGGAATCGCGCCGCCCCGGATCGCGGCGAGAACCTGAGTAAAATTCGTGCCCGTGGTGTCGGGCGTGATCCCCGCCGCCGTCAGTAGCGCGAGTAATTCTTCTTGCAGCATGTTCAGCCACCAGTCGCGCACGATCGTCGGCGTGACGACGCCCGGAACCCCGCCGGTGAAGTACCCGACTGGCCCGGTTAGCGTTGGCGGCGCGGGCAGCGTCGTCGCGGCGGTCGCGTCATGGATGCGTTGCATCGCGTTCCCTACTCGTAAATCCAGATGATTTCGGTGTGCGCTGGCTTGATCGCCTCGAACATGCAGCGCAGCGTTTCGTCGCCGAACGTCGCGAGCGGATCGTTCGCGCTGCTCATCGAGGCGCGGAAGTATGTGACCGGCAGCGTCGAATGGACCGTGATCTGCCACGCGAACGCCCACTCGGGACCGTTCAGCGGCTGGCCCGCGCAGCCGCGCGAGGCGAAGAAAGGCGTGAATGTTTCAATACTGATCTCGTAACCGAGCGACGCCGCGATCTGGATGAAATAGTCCCGCGTCTGCCCGCCCCGCGCGACGAACTTCGCGCAGACCGCCGCCTGCCGCTGTTGCAGGGTCGAGAGCGGCGGCTGAACGCAAGGGTCGGGCAGGCCGAGTGTCGCCTCCCATTCCGGCAGGAGTTCGACCGTCGTACATGGGAAGGCGTCGGGGATCAGTTCGCCCGCGCGGGCGTCGAGCGCGGCCCAGGTCGGCATCAGCGTCAGCAGCTGCGCGGCCTGCGCGGTGCCCCAGCCGCGGTGCCAGACGCGGCCGCGCGGCAAGAGCCGCTCGAACTGCCATAGGTAGTCGATCGCGGAATGGAATGGGATCGGCATCAGGAAACCGTCAGCGTGCCCATGACGGGCAGCGCGTTCGCGGCGACGACGACCGGCGCGGCCGGCGCGGTCATGGTGAAGCGGTTGACCCCCGGCGTCGCGTTGATCGCTTCGTAAAGCTGCGACGGATAAACAGTGCCGCCGACCTCGGAGATCGCGAGGAACATATCGCCGAGCGAGGCGGTGATCGCGGCGCGAGTATCGGCGGTGTTCGGATCGAGGCCGGTCAGGATGACGTTGATCGCGGCGGGGACCGGCGCGGCGACATAGACCAGCACCGGGACCGGCTGCAGCGGCCAGATCGCTTCGGCGACGGCGAGTTGGTCGCCGGCCGCGGTCGGCCCGTTGGTTTCCTCGGCGGCGCAGCCGTCCGTACCCTGCGGGAAACCGCCGTGCGCGGCCTGGGCTTCGTCGAACATGACGAACACGACGACCGAGCCGACGCCGTAGCCGTTCGGCGCGATCCAGGCCCGCGTGCAGCCCGGTAACGCGGTCGCCCACTCGATGTAATCCGACTCGGACCCTCCCTGCGGCGGCGCGCGATAGGCGGCGAGCATCCGCGTTCGCAGCGAGTCGTCCGTTTCCTGATCGGCGCCGCCGGTCGTCGGGCCGACCGTCACGCCGCCGGCGTTGATCCCCGCGATCGGCGGGTCGAGCGCGATCGGCGTGCCGTCGTCGCAATCGGTCGCGGCGCCGTTGATCGCGGCGATCATGCCCACCGTCACGTCGCCGAACGTATCGACCGTGCCCTCGCTGGTGACGGTGTAGGGCGTGCCGTCAACGCGGGTCAGCGTCGCGCCGAGCGGAACGATCAGCCCCGTCGTGCCAGTGAACTTCGCGAAGCCGGACGCGGGCGTTGAGTCCTTGCGGAGTATGCCGATCAGCGCGGCCCAGGCCTCGAGGAACTCGTCGGTCGCGGTGAACGGGACGGCTTCGCGGGAAATCCAGTCGATGTAACCGTAAACGGAATAAGCCAGCCCGCTCATGCACCACGCCAGGACGCGGAGGACCGCGTTGCGAAGTAGGCCATCCAGCCCCGGAACCCCTGAGGTGGTGATGTCCTGTATCGCGGTGTTGCGGAGCGCGGTCAGCGTCGGTCGTGCGAACGGCATCGGATCACCTCACCATCGCGCGCTGGCGTTGCATCGCGGGCGGCGGCACCGCGACCGGCGACGGTAGCGCCGCGAGGCTCGACCACGCCCAACCGAACGTGAACCGGGTCAGCGAGCCATCCGGCTTGATGATCGCGAGGCCGATCCCGAGCATGGTCGAGCCCGCGCCGCCGAGCCAGGACGTGTTGCAGACGACTTCCTTCGCCACGCCGTCATCGACCAGCCATTGCAGCGCCTCGGCCGCGTAGCGACGCGCGAGGCCCAGCGTGTCGCGGGTTTTCTTGGCGCGTTCGAGTTGCCAGAGGTTCGAGCCGAGCGGCTGGTCGTTGTAGGGATCGGCCCACCAGCCGCGGCGATCGGAGGTGCCATCGGTCGGTGTGAAGTCCGGCGTCGCCAGCTTGTCGGTGAACAGCGAGACAAGGCAGGCGGTTTCGAGGTCCTGGCCGGTTTGCAGGTCGCCCACCGCCAGCGTCCAGTCGCCTTGTGCGTTGTTATTGTCCCAGAGGATGTAAATGTCGCCTGACAGATGGGCGGGCGGGATGAGCGACAGGTAATCCCAGACCGTCGCGCCGCCGTCCCAGATCGTCTCGGGGCTGT